AGTCTGTATGACTACAGAATCATCAGACTCACGACCACTTGACGACTCTTCGTAACCAAAGGTCGTCTTGGTCTTGGTGAGCGGGTCGTATTCCAGAACCTTTTTAAATTCAGTCATGTCGATCCCAACCCGTTACGCAGTTGTTAGATCCGCGATGATGCCGAGACCTTTTTCTTGATCGACTCGTAGTGAGCCTTCAAAAATCACCATCTCTTTGTGAGCATCACCTGTCTTCGCCAACTCAACGTTCTGGATGTTTCGCAGAACAGAAAGCGTCAACAAATCAGGATCTAAGACATACGCATCACGCTCTCGCTGGAAGCGATTAGGAACAATAGAAACACTACCGAAGTCACTGATGTACACATCAGCAGCACCAATAATGGTAGTAGGACTATCACCAGGAGCCATGTAGCGTTGTGAAGCAATGCCAGTGAATGCACTCACAGCAGTTTTGTTGAATGGGCCTACCATCACCATTGATGGATCACCACCTTCAGTCCAAACGCCTTGCAGCACTGTTTTGAGCATTCCTTCCGTGAAAGCACGCTGATTACCAGCACTAGCATCAGTACGAGCTGCGTTTACAACACCGCCAGAGGTGGTGGGATCAGCGCCGCCAGTTCCTTTGCTTGTGTTTGTCTTGATGTAAGCGGAGAGCGAAGCTCCTTTACGAGCTGTGCCAGTTGCACCAGCCGCTGCTGCTTGGTTAACACCGCAAATGTTGAATTCGATGTCTCGCTTCAACTCATTACCAGCTTTGACGAGCTGATATGCGCGTGTGTTTGCACCACCAGCGCTGTCGATAACTTCTAAGTTATCAGCGATGATGAAGTCTTTACGCATGATTTGCGTATAGTTACCAAGGCGTACCGTAGGTGTTATAGCCGTGAACGATGCTAGATCGTCACCATCGATTTGTGCATTCGCTGACGCTGCTGCTAACTCATCCGATTGCCACTCGTAAAATGTGTTAGAGACACTATCACTACCGATGTTTGATACTAACGGGGTTGTTTGTGGTGATATGTTGTACACCACATCTGCAAGCTCCTCTCGGATGCCTACAGCGCTATAGCGCGTAAATGTGTTTGTAACAATTGCCATTGTTAATTACCTCAAAGTTCCAAAAGTTTTGCTAAATCGACTGCATCTTGCAGACGACCACTCTTTTGCAGTCTTTGAGATTGAGCTTGTGCCGCTTTTGCTTTGGGCCTGGCCTTTCCACGACGCTGGCTTACGCCAGCTCGTACCGTCTTTTGCTTAGCAGGACGCTCCTTACTACGACTCATGCCTAGCGCGTATCGCCTAGCCATCTCAGCTAGCTCAACGTGCTTTGCCATCACCATAGAATTTACGTCTGCTTCGTCCAGACCGTATTCGATTAGCCAGTTCCGAAGCGTCTGAGCGCCTTCCTTAAAGCCTTTGTCGTCGTCCCATTCAGGGATCAACTTACGGACTTCAGCAGTTTGCTCAGTCACGATGTCGCGCATAGCGCGATCTTGCTCAACCTGTAGTTCTCGGGTTAGCCGCTCTTGCTCATCAGAGATCTTTTGTAACTGACCTTGACGAGACTGCTGGGCTTTGTCCCATTCATATTTTTGGCGAGTAGCCTGTATCGGGTTCTCATCAAACAGAGCATCCCAATCAGGCTCAGGAACCGTGTCTTCTGACAGCAAACGATTTTGTAGTTTCGATAGCATGTCAGCGTAGACAGAGCGCTCCTGTAAGACTGCATCTCGCTGTTCCTCAAACTCCTTGCGCTCTTGCGATAGGGCTTGGGACTTTTTCGTATACGATGATTGTCGGCTGTAGCCGTTGACTAACTCATCCAACCCAACTTCGATTTCTTCACCGTCAACCTTGACGGTGAACCTCTCACCTGTGTCTTCCTCGTAAGCCTCTGCTTCATCACCTTCAATCACATCGGCATCATCGAATGTCTCTTCTTGTTCGACTTCAGCCTCGCCCTCAATTGAGGACTGCACTTCTTCTGGTTCTTTCTCGGCGTCTTGATTTTCACCAGCGCTCTCAACCCGTTGGAGCAACATCGCTGCTGCGTCCTGAACATTCAGACCCCCTTCAGGGATTGTCATTTGCTCTTCTGCCATGTCTTTACGACCCTCTATTTAGTAACTGCACGTTGTCCGCTGTGGCACGCAGTCTCGTGAAGAATCTCTGCATCGCTTTCAACTCAAACCAAAGGTCTTCACGACTCTTGGTGTCTTTGCTAAATGCCCACTCTTCAAACATCTCGGTTTCCAGCAATTGGATAACTTCATCCGTTGCTGGATCTCGAAGAAACTCAACGATGCGTCCGCTATTGCTGTCCACCAGCCATCACTCGCATCATTTCTCTGTCTTGTTCTTGAACCGCCTTTATCTCGGCAAGATCAACCTGTGTTCCGTATTTCGCTTCTAGCTCTGCAACCTTGAGCAGAATCTCGCTTTCTTCCTTGTCTCGAAGGCGATCATCGGTGCGCATCATTTCTTCGCGACGCAGTTCAAGCTCGGCAGATTTCTTCTGAATATCAGCGCGTATCTGTTCCATCTGCACTTCAGCCAACATCTCGTTTGGATCAGGCTTAGGCGGCTCTTGTGGTTGTGGAGGCACCGTAGATGGATCAGTAAAGAAGCGGTTTGGATCTTTGAAACCAGCCAACTCAAGCATCTGCGTGAGCGTCTGGTAATAATTCTGAATGCCCGTCAATGGGTTCTGAGGGCCAAGAACTTGCAATATCTGCTCTTGCTTAGCAGCAACTTGTTGCAACATACCCATACGCTCTGCGTCGCTTGAGCGACCCAGAGCTACGTTTGTCACCACATCCATATTGGCGTTCCAAACGCTCGGATCGACGGGGACGAAGTTATTTCTTAGCCGCACCATGCGTGGCTTGTCTTGATACTTAATGATGAGCTGGTAAACGCCCATAAAGAGATCCTTCATGCCCGTTTCAGCAAAGAAACGGGCAATCATCTCTGTCCTTTGCTGGCTGGCATTGATCGTCTGGGCTACCGCTAAATTCGTAGACGATTGCAAAGCACCGGGGTCTAACCCATCAGAAGCTCTACTTTGCCCAGTACGCTGCTCTCTGATGAGATCCATGTATTCCAGCATCGGAAAGGCTTGCTGGCCGACAAACGGGATATTGAAAGGCGTCACAGCACCAGGGTTACGCATGCGTATGACGCCACCAACCTCAGTGTTCAAAATGTCATCAATGTTTGCTTGGCCCTCTACAAACGCCACTCTTGGGTGTGTAGACAGCGCTAAGGAGTCAAGACTGGCTCTAAGCACCATCGACTTAATCTTCTGAATGTCAGAAGTGACATCGGCAATGCTCAAGCCAAAGAAGGTGTGTGGCTCTTTCTCGCAGTGAAAAGCCACAAACGGCACATGATCCGTCGGATCATTGCGTAAAATCTCATACGACTCACCAATGGTGCAGATACGACGCAGTTCTGCGCGGTTATCACCATCAACATCCATCCTGACATACGACTCAATGTACAAAGCCCGTCGCATTGTTGGATCATTTGATACATCGTAATCACTGAGCGTGGGGTTCCTGACGTTGGCTTCAGGATTAAACTGAAAGTCATCCTCATAGGTGGCATAGCCTTCGACTTCATCGTAGTCGTAGCCCATCTCAACCAACTCGCTCAACGTCGCATAACGACGGTGAGCGACTAAATCTGCATCCTCTATCGTCCTAGCATTACGAGCGATCAAGAATTCTTCTGGAGGAACACTCTCAATACGTACCTTACCGTTGCGCATCACCCTCGTATAAGAACCGGAAAAGCCCAAGGTAAACGTGCTGCCGTCTTCCTGAACTTCCGTAAGCTGCTCAATACGATTGATCTCAACTTCTGGATCAGCCTCTAAAACAGCCAGTTCCTGCTCTGAGTAGCCAGAAAAGTCGTAACTCTCTACCTTCTCAGACTCATCCCAGTAGAACTTTACAAAGCCTACTTTCTTCATCAATGAGTCTTTAAAAGCGTCGTAAAGCACTGAAAAACCATTGTTATCACGATTTACAACGTAGTTAACATAGTCGGTTGCTTGTTGAGCAACTTCTACGTCTTCAGCGTTTTGAGGGGCAAATTCAACGGTGTGTTCACCGCCGAAAAAGATACGCATGAGAGAAGGCAGAATGCCTTGGATGGTGTCACGAACATCAGTAGAGATGACCTGAGAACGACCTTCTTCCTCGTTCCCAAACTCATCGCCTAGATAAAACTTTTCAGCTTCAGCCCTGGCAGGGCTGATTACGTTGTCACAGAAGTCGATAGCGTCCTGAAGATCAATCGCAAGGATTCCCTGCGCTTCTTCATCAGACATACCTTCGGTGAAGGTTATTTCATCAGAAATAACCTCACTCACTTCCTATCACCTTTCCTTTGCTGCTTGGCCTGCCTCTGACGCTCTAAGACCGCCATAGCCTGTCGTGCAAGTTCACGACGACCCTTAACAGAGTTATGCTTGAAACCCGGCATGTCGAGCCTCTACGGTTGTTAACGCATAGGCGCGTTGTATCATAACTGATACACGCGACACAACCGTTTTCTACATGCTAAACAATACCTCTGATATTACGCTTGATTGGTGAACTCCAATTACTAGCACCACGACCCTTCAAGCCAACGACAGCATCGTGAGCAAACGTCATTGCCAGCGCATCTGCCATGTCTGGCGATGCTAGGCCACGGCGACGCATTTGATCCTTACCCTCTAACTTCATACGACCTGTGCTGGTGAACTCATAACGAGGCGCTACTAGCTCTGAGATCAAATCAGCTTCATCAGGCAGAGAAGTCTCACGACTCTCTAACCATTCCTTCATCTTCCACCATAGCTCGGCGCGTAGGTTCAAATAGGTCGCACCCATGCTGGGTGCCTCCGATGAGTTAACACCGCGAACAGGCAAACCAAGCTCGTTGAGGCGGTCAACAAGACCGCCACCAACGCCAACTGAGTCAACCAAGATCTCCTCTGGCCGATCTCTGCCACCAGCAGCCTCAAATTCCGCCATGATGGCACCTGTTAGCTGCATCAAGTCCAAACCCTTCCACTTACGAAAGCCTGTAACGACCCTGCCTCTGCGCTTACACATCACAGAGTAGTTGTCACCGAAACGAGCTACGTCAACGCCCACAATCAAAGGCGCATCCTCATCCACAGGCACATCCCTTTCCATTGCACCTTCTACAAGGTGCAATGGAATCACCGTGTTGTCGTCAGACTCAGGAAACTCACCCAATACCCGGATACGAAACTCTGTGCTTTCCGGGCTATATCGCTGCTTCATCTCCTCAATATACTTATCAGACACACGAGGAGAATCCATGCAGGAGACCTTACGACGCCACCATTGATCCGCCATCTTGTGATGAGTGTCGTAAAAGAAACCAGAGGTACGAGTGGGGTTGCCAAGCAAAACAGTAATTGCATTCTCAGCAGTCATAGAACCATAACCCGCCTCAAACACCTGCTCTGGCACACCAGAAGCCTCATCTACCAATAGGTAAACATTCTGAGAATGCACACCCTGTAAACTTTCTGGATTCTCGGCGCGTGAGAATCTAGCTGCGAGGAATGCTTCCGTAGGGCTGGCCTTCAAGAAGATACGATCACTCTTATGCTCTAGGAGGTTGTTAAGGATCTCAGGCAGCTCCTTCAGCCACAGCTTTACCTCAGCAAAGAGGCCATCCATCAACTGAGCAGAAGTAGGGGATGTACAAACAATCTTTACAGGGTAACGAGTAAGTAAGAACCAGATCATCGACCATGAAGCTGCCGCAGTCTTACCAACACCATGGCCGCTACGGATTGATACACGACGGGTTCCAGAGGCCAGAGTGTTGAGAAACTCAGCCTGCCAAGGGTCTGGCTCAACATGGAGTACATGCCTTACAAACGAAACAGGGTCGCTGTGGTAGGTTCTTATAAAGTCGATGAAGGGGTTGTCAGACATCACACATCCTCTTAACCAACATATGGCTCACCCTCATGGGTGAGCCATCCATGTCTTGGAATTCTTCTGCAATAACAGGCGGGATCTTTCGATAAGGCACCTTCTCGCACCGCAACTGCCTCATCCTCTGGATCATGTCGTCACGGTGAGGCATCTCAACAGGACGCTTCTTGTCGTTATCAACGACTAGGTAATAGCCAAAAGGCAGCTTGCCCCCGGTATATAAACCCTGCTCCCTCAAATCACTCATCGTTGCTTCAATACGCTCAGCAATCTTTTGACGCTCTAAGTCGGCGCATAAAGCGCCCACGCTAATAAGAATCTTTGATTGGATAGAGTCGTCAGTAACCTCGCCC